AGATTTGAAGAAAACTGCTCAAGTGCCCACAACGGCCATATTTTATACCATTTGGAGTTACAAAAGCGGCAAAGGTGCAGAATTGCTTATACAAGCTGTGAAGGGAATTAAAGCACAATATCCTAGCGTTACTAGATTTGTGACATTAAGCCCCAAGACTAACTTAGCCCGCAGGTTTCACTTAAAGAACGGTGCTATTGTTTTCAGAGAAAACATAGATACTACAAACTATGAGTATCTGACAGAAACCCCTAAAGAAATCCCAGAAAATACTGATTGACAATAAATGGTTTTGGGTGTATACTATGGGTATGCTGAAAGAACACTTAAAATCTCGTCATTTAGATTTAGAACTTCACAAGCCAGTGCTTGATGAAGTTGAAGGTGTTGCTACATTCTATCTGTGGAATCTTAGCGGACAGCTGGTAGGATATCAGCAATATCGTCCCTCAGGGGAGAAAAAACCACAGAATAATCCCAAGCTGGGCAAGTATTTCACATACCGAAATCAGCCTACACAGACTGTTTGGGGAGTAGAAAGTCTCTATTTAAGCCCCTCAGTCGTGTTTGTGTGCGAAGGGGTGTTTGATGCGGCCCGACTCACTGAGCGTGGATTTAGTGCGTTGGCCGTGCTATCTAACAACCCGAACAGCGACCTACGCAACTGGTTAACCTGTCTGAATCGTCGGGTTGTCGCAGTTTGTGACAATGATGATGCAGGACGCAAACTGTCCAAGTTTGGAAACTGTTGCGTTTTTACAACAGATAAAGACCTCGGGGATAGCGACCCGGAATTTGTCACATCCTTACTGGAAACTTACGGTTGACATTAAATGGATTTGGGTATATAATACACTTATGAACTTGAAAATCACCCGTAAGCGTAGAACTGATCGTAATCAAGTGTTATACTTTATCCAAGATACAGTAACATTTGAATCCTACATTGGTTTGACTGCTATGTGTTTTGCAGGAAATGTGCGTAAGACATTGACCCGTCGTATGCAAAAGCATATGCAACGGGCCTTGACTGAGCAGAAGAATTGGGGTTTGTCTTGTGCATTGCGTGAACGTGGTGCCGAGCGTTTTGTATTCGGTGTGATTGAAATTGTGCGTGGTAAGCGTCCTGCACATAGCCGTGAGACTGAATTGATTAACACATTGCGTCCAGCAATGAACACATTTGGAGTTAAGTAATGAACGAAAAAATTGAAAAACTTTTAGAACAATGCCACATTGAAACTTACGGTGTAAATGGTGAGTTACTAGAGATTGGCATTGACGCAGAAAAGTTCGCCGAGTTGATTGTGAGGGAATGTATGGATGTATGTTATCGAACTGACACTGAATATGAAGGTCATAAAGTTAAATCAACGGTAATTGCAAGCAAAGTTGCTGAACATTTCGGAGTTGAAGAATGAGTTTTATTTTAGGATTCTTTGCAGGTTACATAGTAGCAGCTATCATATATGCATACCGTTCAAATGAAGATTCAAGGACAACGACAGAATGAACGAACGAATTAAACAACTTGCTGAACAAGCTAGAGCAGAAGTTAGAGCAGACTGGGCTAAAGGAAACAAAATACCTTACCCGGAAGCGCACTATGCGTTTCAGAGAGATAATGACCAAAAGTTCGCCGAGTTGATTGTTCGGGAATGTGCTGGTATTGCTGATGGGTTGTCCAAACTATATCCGCGAACTGATGTAGGGTTTGATGTTGATATACTATGGGCACAACAAGGGCGACAAAAGAGATTAAAGAACATTTCGGAGTAAAAGAATGAACGAACGAATTCGACAACTTGCTGAACAGGCTGTAGAAGAAACGCAACTCCTTATGATCATGGAGTATAGGAACTTTGAAAGCACACTATACGAAAAGTTCGCCGAGTTGATTGTTCGGGAATGTTCCGGCATTGTTCAGAACTATATGAGCCGCTGGCCTGAAGATCATGAATTGACTAAACAGATTAAAGAACATTTCGGAGTTGAAGAATGAGAACTTTTTGGCTGACTTGTGCCGAATGTGCAATGACACAGTTATACCAACCATGCGAAGCATGTCCTAACAGAAAGGCACAAGGACTATGAATGAACGAATTAAAGCAATTGCCCAGCAGGCAGGGTATCGTGATATCTTTGACAATGATACGAAAGCCAGAGCAAGGTTGGAAAAGTTCGCCGAGCTTATTGTGGCAGAATGTGTCAAATTACAATATAAAAATGTTGTCGTCGGCGGCGTGTCTGACTACAACCGGGGCAGGCGAGAATTGACGGAAGATATTCAAAAACATTTTGGAGTTGAAGAATGAACGAACGAATTAAAGAACTTTTGAAACAGGCTGGAGTCGGTGATAATTGGAACAAGGCAGACTGGTACAGTATGAGTCCAGAGATGATTGAAAAGTTCGCTGAGTTGATTGTTAGGGAATGTGCTAACACCATCCAGACAGAAAAAGATACCGGATTGTATAACGCTCAACAGATGACCGGAATGACAGTATCAAGGGCAGTGATTAAAGATCATTTTGAAATTAAGTAAGGAGGATAATATGACATGGTTTTGGAACAAGGCAAAAGGACTCAATGCAGATATTGAGCGGCACCGTGCTAAAGAAAAAGAGTTAGAAGCAATGATTGCCGAACTTGAAGGTGAGACAGATCCAATGAGTGTTGCAACATTGCGAACATACCGTAGGTTCCTTTATCAACTGCAATTGAGCAAAGTAGAAGTAGTAACCAAGATTGGAAAGAAATAAAATGAACACATTATTCACGGCTTATAGTAAAGGATTCTCAACTGCTGACGAAGCCGATCAACACCGAAAAAAGTTGATGCATCCAGATGAGTATGGAGTTTTTGGTATTTGGTCTGACGATTTCACCCACAGTCTGTGGTGCATTATGCCGAAAGCAGCACTGGAAATCCTTCAACCAAACTCTGAGATAATAGATGCATAGACAGTAACTAAGATTGGAAAGAAATGTAAATGATCACTTCACAGTACCAACGATTAGAAGACGGCCCAATGGATTCTATTGACGCTGCAATATTTTCAGGAGATATGTTTCACAATCGTGAAAACATTGCTGCCCTTCGTGCTATGATGGCACGATGGGAGCGTGGATTGAAAGAGTGCGAAGAAATCATTGATGGAGATGTGTGCAATGGACTATAAATTTATTGGCTGGAACACTACAGATGGTGCAGACAAAGTTTGGGGTGCTATCTATATGGAAGATAGAACTATCATCCGTCCTAAAGTATTAATCTTCTGGGGCCGTCGTGGTAAAAAACTGCAAACCAAAATGGATCGTGAGGGTTGGGATTTAGATAAATTGATTAGAGAAAAAACACAAAAAGGTTATAACCAAATTGATAATCGTCATCTGAAAACTGTTTATCCAGAATTTGAAAGTGATTTGGAAAAGACTACAATGTGGGCACTACTTAAGCTATGAACTCCTCACAGCGTAGAAGAACTAAACGTGAACATCCTCACCGTGTTTCATTATTTATTAACAGTAACGAAATGTATTATGCTTTTGATGCTAGAGTAGTTGCTGCAAAAAAGTGGTGTAAGAAGAAATGCACAGGTAGTTATGCTGTTGATGCCAAAACGGCTAATGCAGTGTTTAAATTTGCTAATGAAAAAGATGCAATAATTTTTGGATTGAAAGTTTTATGAAAACAAAAGAACAAATTATCACTAACATGTGCTATACATATAGACATGATTATGGGTTGCGTAAAGAAGAAGGTGACCCATCTTGGACTAGTGGTATGACAGAGCAGGAAGCCAAAATGCTTTACAAACAAATGGAACAGATATATAATAACGATATTGAACCGATTCTTGAACATTACAAAGGAAAAGAAAATGCAGCTAAGTGAAGTTAACAACACCTTTCAACATAAAATCACTAGTGGAGGGGAGTATCTTTGGGATTGCTACCCTAGTCCATGGACTATTGATTACACTAGCAAATATGCACATGGAACTGTAATCTTTGATACAGTAACTCAACGAGTGTATGAAGTGAATGTGAGTCCGAAAGCTGATGCCGATGGTGCTACTGAACCAAAGCCCTATCGCTATATTGATCCAGCTTATCGTGACGCATATGATCTTGAGGCAAAGGATCGCAATGTTGATCCTAATGAAGCATGGGATGATGTAAAGTGGGTTGATTTGGAAACTGAAGAAGATTTCCTTAATAAGGCATATAAGATGTTTGATGGTGAATCTTTTGATACCCGTGTTGAAGTGCCCATTGATTTGGATAATGATACTATGCTTAAGTTGTGCCTAGAAGCACACAAGCGTGATATCACGTTGAACGAAATGGTTGAGATATTGTTACGTGAAGCAATTGCCGAGTATGATCGTAATCGTACTTAATATACTCAGCTATATCAAACATGACTATTCAACAAACCCTTTTCGTTTTGTCGTTGAAGTTACGGCTTGGGTATTATCTATCTCATGTGCGATTGTTATGGCGCTCACAGTACCAACTCCGCCTCTTCTCATTCTGTATCCTATTTTTATTTGCCAATGCATTATGTTTGGTTGGTCTGCTTATAGTCGTAAATCATTTGGTATGGTAGCTAACTATCTATTGCTAGTTGCTATTGATAGTGTTGGTCTTGTTCGTATGTTAATTAATTAAGGAAATATCATGGGTAAGAAATCTAAAAAAATTGAAACTAAAATTGAACCAAGTAATCTTGAACCCGGTTGGGTTAAGACCGGTACAAATTCTTGGATTGCTACATTGCAAAAAGATTCAGATACAGGTGATTTGATTCTTCCATTGCCGGACGAAGTAATGGAATCAAATGGATACAAAATTGGTGATGTGTTGAACTGGAAAGATAATAAAGACGGATCATATAGTATCACTAAGAAAGTATCCGAAGATAAACAATGGGTATTGGTTGAATGTATAAGTACATTCCGTCAACGTTATATGGTAGAGGTTCCAGTTGGCACTGATGA